CGGCAACGCTCTCTACCCACTGCCCCTCGGGGATGCCTTCGTCCCAATACCATTGCTCATCTTCCCAGACCCAAGCGCCGCCGTCTTTTTCGTCCGGAACGAAGCGGTGCGTACCTACTCTGGTAGACGCGGTGTAGCGTCCGAAAAAGTCGATGGTTTGTGCCGGTGCTCGGGCTATGGCGTGGTGGCCGCACTGGGCGGCGTTTGGCACGGACGCAAACGCTACGAAGGCCATACCGGGGATAAAGGTTGCGTGTAACAATCCCCCCAAAAAGCGAGTGTCTGGTGAGCGTTGATAACCTTGTGCGCACCGTAAACCGTCGCGCGAGAGCCTGAAAATGTAAGCGTTTTGGTCGGTGCTGCGCCGCGCCAAAAGAGCGCCGCACCGTACTCTGCGCTAGCGGCGCTGCTGAAGTTAATCGTGCGGTCAATCAGGGCGAACTTGGCGCTGCCTGGCCTCAGCGCACTGGCGCGACTACTGGGGAGAAAAGCCTGTGCAGCGCCCTGTTGCACGACTTTTAATGCACCCATCAGGGTGAGCCTTGGCCTGCTGGCAAAGCGCATGTGCGGGCGGTTAAAGCGTGTAGCGCCGTACTGAGTTAAGGCCAGCCCTTCAAAGCGCAGCGTCTGCGCCGCGTTAATGCGTAGCGCTCCATACTCTGTGCCCGACAAGCCTGCAAAGTGCAGCGTTACCGCCTGTCTTAAAAAGGTCGGTGCGCCGGTTTGGGGGAATGCAGATTGCGTCAGAAACGCTAGTGTTTGCGCCGGTCCACTTTGCGGATGAAACCAAGTGCCGTTTTGCTCGCCCTGTGCGCCGTTATACAGCGCTGCTCCGCTAAATACACTGTTAATCGGCGAAACCTTCGGCGCGTACTGCCCTGTTTTCAGCAGGTAGCTGCCTTGCGAGACAAAGGTTGTAGTGGCGCTGGGCAGCTTAATCGTCTGCGCAATAAGCACAGCAGGTGCGCCAAGCGCTGTAGTCTTCGCGCCGTTAAAAAAGAGATAGGCGGATAGGTTTGACCAGCCTCCGCCGACTAACGCAAGCGGCGCGACATAAGGTGGGCTATCCGCAGACCACGCGCCATCCACGCTTTGGTAGGGTGGCAGGTACTGCTCATTCAGTGCAAAGGACGGACTGCCTGCCGTCCCCGTCATCGTGCCAAGCGGGCGGATAAACTGCTCTTGCACCCAGCGAACATGTCCCGCGCGACCTGTGCGAGCAGCCACAAAGGCCAGAATAGCCGCATCCCCCCAAGTGGCCGCAAGCGTTGCGGGCGGGCTTGGGTAAGTCGGCGCATTAACCGGCCACTGCGCCAAAAGCGGCATCACCGGCGAGCTATAGCTCATAGCGCGTCCGGTATCACCTTGGCAAATATCAGGTCATTGAGCAACTCGCCTTGCGCCGACTGAAAGACCACGTCCACCGGCTGCGTATCCGGCAAGGTCATTTTGTAATTGCCGGTCAGTGCATCGGACATCGTTTGTGCGACCAGTCGCCCACTTTGCCGATTAAACGCTCGCACCAAACGCGCCGCTGGCGCGTTATCCACGTCTCTTACCGTGCCGCGCACTTCGCCCAAGTTTTTTTGCAGTAGCAGCAGGGCGTTTTGTTCTTTAGAGGAATAAAGCGCGTTGGATGGACGCTCGACCTCGATTATGGGGTGTGTCTCGGGCGTATCAAGGCTTGGGTCAAACCATGACAGGCCGAAAATACCGAAAGCGCCGGATGAGACAGGTTCATGCCATAGGTACATCCGGCTAGCTTTGGCATCGTACGCGAGGTCATAAGTGCGCCCTTTGAAAACATTGCCATCAGGTACCTTTAAATCTAAAAGCTCCTTGAGCACATAGCCGCCCGCAGTGGATACCCTCGCTACCGCTAAACCGCCACTATTATAGGTATTCACCGCATAATAGTGTTCGCCAAGCCACAACCCTTTGACGTAGTAAGACGCGTGTCCCGTCCATTGTTTAAGCAGGGACAAATCTTGCGGGTCAAATAGCGCAAAAAGGTAATTTTTATTAGAAGCCAACAAGTAGTTGCCATCGGGGGAGTAGGACAAAGTGGCCGCATAGGAATCACTAACGCTTATCGTTGCAGGCGTTTCTATATAAGGAAAGCCTGCTTGTGTCAGGTCGTATTGGCGTAGTTTTTTGCCGCCTTGGTAGAGCACCGCCAAACGGCTACCGTCAGGCGAAAACGCAGCCGCCAAACACGCGTCATTAAGCCCTGAGACAAAGCCGCTCTTCGGCTCTAGCGTCGCCAAATCAAGCAGTTGCAAAAAAGGCGCATAGACTGAGCACAGCGCGATACAGTTCGGACTGATGGCGACTTGGCGATACAGCAAGTTACCCCCTTCAAAACGCTTAGGCTGTAGCCAAAAATCCGCTTCGTCGGTATCGAATAACAGAAAACGGTCAGCGTTATTTAAGTTATTAACCACAGCCAAATAGCGCTTATCGCTCGACTGTGCCAGCGCTAGATAATTCCCGATGCCGTCTGCGCTAAACGCCGCCCGTGTTGCGAGGCGCTCGGGGGGCAAGCCGTCGCGCAGCTCAAGCTGAGCGAGGTTGAGGCTGCTGTAACCTGTGTTGCTAATGCCGCCGTAAACCAATAAGCGGTTCATCGCTTAGCATCCTTTAAAGACTAAAAATTTTGTAAGCGCCGTTATCCCACTGCGCGGTGATATTGCCGCCGTTTGGTACGACCGGCAGACCTGTAGCCACGTCAAAGTAAAAGAGTAAGCGGCTGGTGGCCTCATCGCCGCTATCGAGGTAGCCAATGCAGGCTTCCACCGAAGCGCCGGTCACGTCGCTAAACACAGCGTCGTCGGCATCGAATACGCCATTGGTGGTGGATATATTGGTGAGCGTTACTGCGTCACCCACGCGGGCGTTGGCGGGGATGCTGGTTAAAAACTCATGCGCGGCAAAGTCTGGGGAGTAAAGGTCGGCATCGATGAGCCTTACCTTTACCGTGGCGGCGGTTAGGTCGATGTTGCCTTCCAGCAAGGCTTGCTTGGCTTTGAAGTACAGTGTCCGGGTTAATGCGCACCCAATGCCGCCTGCCCTCATGGCGAGCGGCTCGGGTTTGCGTGGTCATCGTTTCGCCAAAGTGCTTTTCAAAGGCGGCCAGATGCTTAAGGGACAACTCGCGGTCGCCCGCGTCACTGTCCCTTAACGCAAAAGCGCGGTGCGCGGCGTAGCTCAAAAGGTGCGGGTGCAGCGCTTCGGGGATGTCCGGCACATCGGTATCAGCAAGCAACGGTGCAGGCAGGCTGGCATAACGGATATGCAGCGCGCCGTCCTCCACCGGTTTCGGGTACAGCGTTAGGGTACCCTCGCCGCCGTGGTGGATGCTGTCAAACACATAAGCGCAGGGATGTCCGCTGCGGCTATCCCAAGCAGGCACGCCCTCCAAATCGGCAAGCGCCACCTTGGACAAGCGCGGACGGTCGCTAATATGGGCGTTCAGTATCGAAAGCGCCGAAGCGGGCAGCGTGTACAGCGCTACGCCTTTTGTAACCGGTGTCGTGAAGCGGTCATGGATGCAGAGCGAGCGCAGCGCCGCCTCGATACAGGCTTCGTTGATAAAGCGGTCAAGCTGCACGTCCTGCCATAGATGAGGGATGGCCTTATCGTCCAGATACTCATAGCGCAACGTGCTGCGCAGCGTCTGCAAATCCATCAGGCAGCGGCCTTGTCTTCGGTTTCAGCGACCGGCGCTTTGCTTAACGGCTTGGTGCTGCGTGTAGGCTTGGCCGCTTCGGTTTCAGCCTCAAGCTCCACCATAAACGCGCGGCAATCGGCAGCCACCGCCGCTTGGTGAAAGCGCGGGTGCAGCAAAGTGCCTTTTTGGCCGTCCGTCGGGTCAACCGCGTAGACCTGCGCGGCATGGCCGCTCAATGTGGCGATATGGGTTTGGCTTTGGAAAATCGTTTTATCGGACGACATAAGGTTTACTCCTATCAGTGGTGGAATACGGGCGAGGGTTTGTCCCCGAAGCGAAGGGCGCAAGGGGTTAAGGCAGCAAGCGCTCCCAAGGCAGTGCTGACAGCAAGGCTGCGCTACCAAAAAGCCCTGCGACAATCACGCAGCCCCATGCCAGACGCACCAACACACTAAATCGGTTGTCCGGTAGTTGTCCTGCCATCTCTCGCCCCTCGTGCAGAATTTTGCCAATATCCACCTCGACCGCTTGCCCCTATCAAGCGGTTGTTTTCCTAAAACCCGCTGGTTTGCCCCCAGCGGGTTTTGTCTTTTAGGCGTTACAGCCCTTGGGTAAAGTCCGCGCGGTTGACTTGGGAATACCAAAGGTGGATACGCCCCTTACCAGCCGTCGGCGCGCCATTGGGGAAGGTCAGCTTTAAGCGTTCGGTTTTTTTGGTCAGATAACCGGTGACGGTTAAATCCTTTTTGCCCACCGCGGTCAGCGCAAGGTCATTGCCGTAGCGGTTGGCCGTGGCACTGTCGCCGACTTTGACGTTCGCCGCGCCGCCCGCAAAGGCCGTATCAATGGCGATAAAGCCGCCTAAAATCACGCTGCCCGCCGGTATCTCAACCGACAGCACCGCGCCGCCGTTGCCTACGTCCTGATAATCAAAAAACGCATCCACCGCCGTTAAGCTGTGGCGCTCGCTGGTTTGCAAACTCATGGTTAATCTCCTGATGCGGGAAAGACCACGGCTCAAAAGTGCGCCGTGGTCAAGCAGCGCTTACGGCTGCGCGTGGTCAATGGCGAGCACGCCAAAGTCCTGCACGCTCTTGTCGAAGTTGGAATGGAATTTGGGTTTTAAGAAGCCAAACTGCTTGCCGACGCAGATACCGCCACGGTTATCGTAGTCGAAGCGTTTCTCCACCCAAGAAGGCGCGGTCAAATCCACCGTTGCCAGTGCTTGAGCGCCGCACAGCAAGGTGCGCGTGCCGTTGACATCGCCGCCAGCCCCCCACTTCTCGCCCATCGGCGCGCCTTGCGTGCCGAACACGCGGCGGTCTTCGTGGATAACCGCGCCGTCTACCGTCACTATTGCGCCACTAAAGAACGGCGAGTTAAAGCCCTCCTTGGACGCTGCCCCGCCGGTCACGGCGCGGATATAGTCGTTGTCTTTCTTAAGCTGCGCGAGCGTACCCGGCTGAACCAGCAGCACGTAATACTCCTTGCCTCCCTTGCGCAGCGGTTTGATGTAATGCGTCTTGGCGTAAGCCACCGCATCCACAATCATCCGGTAGTTGGGCAAATCGGTCGGCACAATGACCGACGTATCGCCCGCGTCCATTTGCGTGCCCGTCCAGCGCAAATGCCGCTTGTCCGTAGGTGCAGACACCTGACCGGCAAAGGCAAGGCTGGCAAAGGCAGGGTCAGCGCGCAGCGAGCCGTCCAGGTTCATGTGGTAGCCAACGCCGGACAAAGTCAAAAGCGCGAGCTGGTCGTAGCGGTCGGCCAGCCAGTAGGTGAGATTATTCATCGCCTGCTGGCGGAAGTTCACCACGGTTTTTTGCTCGGAAAGTGCCCCTTTGCTAACCACCGAGTGCGAGAGGCTGTCAATAACAATCTCTTGCGCGTGGTTTTGCATGGCCTCTTCAAAGCCTTCACGCTGATTGTCACCGGTCACGCCGTCGCGCACGAGGTCAGCGACCAGTTGGATAACCGCGCGGTCGCCTTTGGTTTCGCGGGTTAGCGCGGTAATGCGCTGAATCATCGCGTCATCGCCGGTGCCGGTAAAGCGTGCGGTGAACTGGTTATAGATGTCGCGGCTCCAGACCTGCACCTGCGCTTCTTTCAGCGCAGCAAAGTTAGTCATCGCCATAATGGCTTACCTCCAAAAGAATAAGGAAACATCACAAGGTCTTCCGGTCGTATCGCCACCGTGAGCGGAAAACGCACCTACTGTTTAAGCGCGGTGCGGACGCGCTAGCCTTTAACGCCTGCCACGGCTGCAACAGGTTTTGTTAAGGCGCACCCGAAAGCGCCCCGCCTTTAACGCTGGCGGCAAAGCTGAAACGCTGTACTCAGCGAGCGAGCGAGCGGTAGTGCACCGCGGTAAGCGCCTGTTTATGTCCCCGAACGAGATATGCAAGGTTTTTTTGCGCTTTTTAAGTCCCAACGCTTGCCTTGCCCCGTTCAGGGACAAAGCCTTAGGGCTATGGAACTTAGCTTTGGGCAATGGCCGCTTGGCCTTGACAACAGGGGCGACCCGCGCCGTTTAAATCCGGGGGCGCTGGCCGCTGCCGTAGACGTGCTGATTGAAGACGGCGGGCGCGTGCAGAGTGCGGCGCATCCGCAGCCGGAAATAGCGGCGGCGGGCTTAACCTCGCTGTGGACGGCTTCGGGCGGGCAAAGCTACGCCTTAAGCAGCAACACCCTTAACCGTATCGACGGCCAAACCTTACACTCTGTAGGGGTTTTGGACGGCAGCGGCGAGGCCGGTTTTGCGGAATTTGCCGCAAGGCGTTATGTCGGCAGGCGCGGCGGCACGCTTTATCAGATGCAAGGCGACAGTCTTATCCCCGCAGCGCTCCCCGCCCCTTCGCTAAGCGCCGTGGTGACCACCGCGGGAGGACTGCCCCAAGGCCGCTACGGCGTTTGCGCCGCGTTGTTGCGGGGTGAGGAAGAAATGCCGACTTCGGCTTTGCGCGTGGTGGACATTGCCGAAGGCGGCGGAGTGCAAATCACCGTATCCGGCAGCGGCCTTGCGCGTTTATTTATTACCGAACAAAACGGCACTGAGCCTTTATTTGTCGCCGACGTGTCAACCGGCTTGCCCTACCTGATTGGACAAGGCAAGCGCGGCCAGCCGCCCGCCTCGCGTTTTCTCGAACCGTTGCCCGCTGGGCGGTTCTTGACCGCGCACGGCGGTCGGTTGTTTAGTGCGCAGGGGCTGCACCTTTATTACAGCGAGCCGCTGCGCCCTACGCTTGCCGATTTACGCCACAACCATATTGGGCTGGCCTCGCCAGCAACCCTGCTCTGCGCCGTGGAAGACGGCCTGTATCTGGCCGACCGTACCCACAGTTACTTTATCGAAGGCGCGGACGAAGGCGCACTGCGCCTAAAACCGCTGGCCGCACCACCGCCGCCGGAGGGCTGCTTTGCCGTGCTGACGGGGCATCTGTTTGAAGAAGTCCCCGATGCACCGGTTGCCGTTTGGCTTTCAGACAATGGTTTTGTGATGGGTCTGCAAAGCGGGCAAGTTATCGAACCCCAAGCGGCGCGTATCCGCTTAACCACCGCTGGCCTGTCCGGCAGTCTGGCGGTAGAAAACCGCCGTCTTTACGCCTTAACCACTTAACCGAAAGGAACGCACCCATGAACATTGCCGCCAAACACTACCCCGAACTTTCCCGCTGCATCATCAAACACGGCACGCGGCAAACGCCTGAAGGGTTATTGATTAAAGGCGCAGAGATTGTCGCCTCTGGCCTTTATATCCACGGCGTTAATGGCAAAGACTGGCAAGAAGACCCTAATCTTGTTACCGAAGAAGGCTTGTACTACTTATTGAATGCCGCCTTTAACCAAGCGACCCGTCCGACCGATTTTTATGTCGCCCTGTTTAGCGGCGCAGTGACCCCGCAGCCGGGCTGGACGGCGGCGAACTTTGCCGCGACCGCCAGCGAAATCACCTCATCCACCGACGGCTACAGCGAAAGCGCACGGGTCAAATGGGAAAAAGCTGCCGCCGCCAATTTGCGCGTGGATAACTTTGCCAATAAATCGCGCTTTACCTTTGTTACCAGCACAGTAACGCCGGTCAAAGTCGAAGGCGCAGCGCTACTGTCGGAAAGTGGCAAAGGCAGCACGGATGGTCTACTGATAAGCGCCGCCCGCTTTGCCGCCGCGCGCGAACTGCACAATACGGATACGTTTGATATTGGCTACGGAATAGCGCTGGCGGG